CACATGGGGCCGGCGTATAGACCCCGAAAACGCCTCGTTCGGTGCGCTGAATATATCGCTCAGGCGAGCCATCGCGCTCGGCCCGACCTGGAAGCACAGTCGTTCGGTTCGGCTGACGCCGCAGACTTCAAATTTGCCGAGAAAGTTGCCTTCACGCGAGCGCGAGTTCCGAATTGGCGCATTCGGCTCGTCCACCAACGGCAAAAAGCCGACAAAAAATATAAACATGCTGCCATACATTCCGGAGCAAAGAGCGCCTCTTGAATCACTCTCACCTCAAAAGCATCTGGGTGTTGCTATGGACAGCCTTAGCGTAGCAGGTGAACCAGTACCGGAACAGGGGGCGGAGGATCACCAGCCGCAAACACCTGGATTTTTTCCCAACACGCGTAGCGGTGTTTCGACGCGCACTTGGTCTAAACCTAAAGATGGTAGTAGTTGTCTAAAACCACTGACCGGAACACTTTACCTGGATGGCGCCGTGCTCAGCGAATGGATAATGACACGTTTGAGTTACGAGGCAGGTCGGCCGTGTACAGGTATTGCAGGCGTTGATCCGCGGGCTACACCTCCGTGGAGCGTGCCGAATATCGCGATGTAGGCATGACGTTATCACATTAAGGAAATCTTTTGTAATCAACTCTTTGGTACAAGCTTACCACAAAAAAATGCCCGAAATAGTATTGGAACTGGGTCCCGTCACTTTCTCCGCTTTTGAGATTCCTGCGGGGATACGTTTCGGCGGTCGGCAAATAATGGCTGTCCATCAGTTGACCGATGGACGCAGGATCATAGACAGTATTGGCGCTTCAGACTCTGAACTCTCCTTTTCCGGAGCGTTTTCGGGACCAACCGCAACGCTGCGGGCACGGCTACTGAACTCATTGCGTGCGGCGGGTGCAGAGCTTACATTGAGCTGGGACATTTTCTGCTATACGGTAGTTGTGAGTACTTTCGATGCTGAATATGAAAACGCTGCTTGGATCCCGTATCACCTGTCTTGTACTGTATTGCGAGATGATGCAGCTCCCGTGCTCACATCCGCGCCATCGCTGAGCACTACTGTCATCTCCGATTTAACCGTAGCAGCGGCCCAATGCGGCACCACGGGGGTAGATTTTTCCGGAGTACAGGCTACCTTAGCGGCCGCAGACGCGACTACTCTGGGCAGCGCGGCGTATGCTGCGGCGCAAAGTGCGATTGTGGGTGCCCAATCGGCCATAACATTTAAGATAGCGGAGGCTGAGGCGGTGGTCGTATCCACGGTTCTCTCGGACGAAACCTCTCCTGTGTCCCTGGCGAACGATGTTTTGTCGGTTACCGCTGCTGCGCAGCAGCTAGCCGGCCTGATCTTCGGCAATTCCTACGTTGGCCGAGCTTGTCGTAACTTACAGAACGCGAGTTCTTGATTTTGCAAACAGTCCAAATAGCAGGTGGCAATTTGTTTCGAATAGCAGCAGAGCATTTAGATGATGCCACGCAATGGCTAAGGATAGCCAAGATCAATCACATTAATGACCCTTTTCTCTCTGGTGTCTCTAGTCTTCTGATTCCTGACCCAAATCCAGATGCGGGAGGTGGTATTGCCTCCCAATGACCGGTCAAACGTATACCGAACTCCTCGGCTCCAGGTAATGATGAATGGGCAGGCTTTGGCAGGGGCATACGAAGCAGAAATAAATGCGAATAACCATTATGGTGCGAACACGTTTGGCGTATTCACTACCCTGGGCCTCGATGAGCGGGCTGATGCAGCTTTTTGGTCGTCTGAAGTCAGCATAGAAATTGATGTCCGACTAAGCGTTGACGGTGGAGGGAGTTATACGAGCCTTATACAGGGCATGGTTGACACGGCATCTCTGGATCCCATCGGGAAAGAAGTCCACATCCAAGGCAGAGACCTGACAGCGGCCTTGATAGAAGCCCAATCTCAGGAAACGTTCGCGAACCGAACGGCAAGCGAGATTGCGACAATTTTTGCAGGCCGCCATGGTCTTGTCCCGGTTGTTACGACAACCTCCACCCCGGTGGGCCGTTTCTACGAAAGCGATCATGAAAGTATCACCCTCAATGGCTTTTCCAGGAACACTACCGAATGGGACCTGCTGGTTTACCTGGCTCGGCAAGAGAATTTTGATGTCTTTGTAAGTGGCAGCAGCCTCTACTTTCAGCCCATTGCTTCTCCCTCGACGATTGCCTGTATCATCGAGCCAACGGACCTCACGGAACTCAAGCTCGAACGTAATTTAAAACTCGCAAATGATATACAAATTACCGTCAAGAGCTGGAACACCCAGCTTCAAGCGGGATTTGCCAGCCAGGTCAAAGCGTCCGTCACAGGAAGCGTCTCGGACGGTATTCTTCCCGCGTCCCAATACGTTGTAATTCGGCCAAACTTAACACCAGATAAGGCGCTGGCGCTGGCAATGCAATGTCTAGCAGAAATTACCCGGCACGAAAGAACAATTGAATTTTCGATGCCAGGAGATCTTGTTCTGGCTCCTGGCAATGTGATTCTACTAAACGGAACCGCCACCGACTTTGATCAGGCATACTATATAGACTCTATACACCGGACGTTCCGAGTAAAGACTGGCTTTTTACAACATGTACGGGCAAACAACAGCTCGCCCAGGACAACCTCTGCCCTTAACTTGGCTAGTTGACCGATGGAACGTATATTAAACGCCTTCAAAGCGCAAGCTAACGCGCTTATTCAGGGACAGGCTCAACCGAGATTTGGCATTATTTCGTCGGTGGATCCGACCAGGGGTACTGCTCGGGTTGCATTTCAGCCGGAAGGAGTTCTCAGCGGATGGATGCCAGTTCTCTATCCTTGGGTTGGAGCAGGCTGGGGAATGGTTTGTCCGCCGGCTCCCGGTGACCAGGTACTTGTTCTGGCCCAAGAGGGGCACGCTGAGCACGGAGTGATCGCCGGGCGCGTCTTTTCGAGCCGACAGCTCCCTCCGGCAGCCCCGTCTGGGGAGCTATGGCTTGTCCACGGCTCAGGAAGCTATCTAAAGCTGTTGAATGACGGGACCGTACGCATAGGGGGCAGTTTATATGTAACCGGCGACGTGTACGACAGCCAAGGACCGCTCTCGAGGCTCCGCGAGCACTATGACGTCCATGTCCATACGGACTCGCGCGGCGACCTCACTACCATGACAAGTCAGCCGGATTAATCTATTGGTTGATATTGATCACCAATGGGGTTCCGATCTGGGCTTTGGACCGACCGGCGATATTGCTATCGTTTCGGGGTCAGCCATGGGTCAGGAGCGCGTCCTGCGTCGTTTGCTCACCAACCCACTCGACTACATTTGGCAACCCGCCTATGGTGCTGGTCTCGCAGCCTTTGTCGGCCAACCTGCCAATACCACTCGTATCAAATCCGTCATCCGTAGCCAAATTTTTAACGAATCGACAGTGGCCAGAGATCCAGAGCCTACAATTAACGTTATCGTTAATCCTGGTGGATTGACCGGCGACGTGTACGTACGGGTCTCGTATGTCGATACCACCACTGGCCAGACACAAGTGGTAACCTTTTCCGTAGGTTCATAACCTATGCAACTCTCGCTACAGACGTTTTCGACGCTAGTGCAGGGGATGGCGGCAACAGTACAGGCTGCCGCATCCCAGCTTATTGACCTAACCGTAGGCTCGACGATGAGAGCCATGCTTGAGGCGAGCGCGTCCGTTGCGCTTTGGCTGCAATGGCTGATCTTGCTCGTACTGCAGATGACCCGTGCGGCAACAAGTAGCGGAGCAGACCTCGATAGCTGGATGGCGGACTTCTCGCTGACGCGCTTGCCCGCCAGTCCAGCGACCGGAACAGTCACATTTTCCCGTTACAATGCGAATGCAACGGCTCTCGTCCCGATGGGAACGCTGGTGAGGACAATAGATGGCAGTGAAACCTTCGCGGTAACCTCGGACCCAAGTGTGGCAGGTTGGAATCAGCAGCTTAACGGATACGTTCTCGGTATCGGCACAACGTCTCTGAACGCTCCGGTGGTCGCCCAGGCTCCGGGATCTGGCGGTAACGTTTTGGCCAATACGGTAACGGTGTTGGCCGCTGCGCTGGCCGGCGTAGACAGCGTGACCAACGCGGCAGGATTCGCCAACGGTGTCGATGCTGAGACGGACGCCGCATTCAGGCTGCGCTTCCAGAACTTCCTTGCAAGCCGCTCCCGCGCCACACTTGCTTCGATAGAATATGCGATCGGCAGCGTGCAGCAGGGGCTCAGTTACGCGATACAAGAGAACCAAGACCCAACGGGCCAATTCCAATTAGGAAGCTTCATCGTTGTCGTCGACGATGGTTCCGGCTATCCGTCAAACGGTCTCTTATCGGCGGTCCAGCAGGCAATCAACGCAGTCCGGCCGGTGGGGTCGACGTTTGCGGTCTTTCCGCCAGTGGTAACTCAGGTCGATGTCTCTCTGTCGGTGATCACCTCCGATGGGTCCGACGTTACTACTGTGACGCCGCAAATTGTCACGGCTATCCAAAGCTACGTTAACGCGCTTCCAGTTGGTGCCTCGTTGCCTGCCAGCAGAATCGTCCAGATCGCCTATGGCGCGGTGTCAAACATTGCGAACGTTACGGACGTCCTTCTTAATAGCG